TCTTATACCTCCCTCTGGATCATCTCTTCAAGCTTCCGTGGAAGCTCTTCCTGAACCCACTCTTCAACGGGCTTAATGTGTGGCTTAGCGGCTACGTGCCCGACTACTCGCCCGTGGCTTACTACGTCGTGTCCGTGTTCCAGAAGGTGCGTGAGCTGGTACTTGTTGTTGTAAACCACGAACTTGCCCTCTACCTTCTTAACTCTCCACTGTCTGGCATAGTGCCCTTTCCACGCTCCGGATCCGACCGGTGAGGAGCTCTTAAGCTTCTTAACAGCTTCCTCCGCCACTTCCTCGCTTGCTTCATCGAGGGCAGTGACTACGCCGTGCTCGAACTGTTGGAGCATTGACTGCACTTCTGATGCGAGCTTATCTATCGGTACTACCATCCGTCACACCTACCTTATCCTCGAGATACAGCTCGATGGTATCGCTCTCAATGTCCCGGTAAGTCCTATACACTGCATACTCCTTACCGTGGAATAAGGCGATGCGCTCGCCATTGTATTCCCCGTAGAACACTTCAAGCACGAGGGAAGGGCTGAGGCCTGCTTGCCCTGCCGCATAGAACTCAGCACGGCTCACTGACCTTACCCGGCAGAACACTCGCCTTGCTTCCGTACGCCCTACGGCGTTGAAGTCCTCATCCACCTCGCTTGTCTCAGATATGAGCTCAACTACATCATCCATCAACTCTCACCTGCCATCTTTTCGCTGAAAATCCTGTTGTTGAGAGCGAATCTCAACATCCGGGGCATCCCTTCGCCTGTCCTGCGCTTATTCCATAGCCACTCGGAGTACATCACTACGAGCTGTATGTCTTCGGCGCTGGATCCGTCAAGGGTTGCACCCTCACGGGTGATAGCCTGAACGGCAGCAGAGGCGAGAGAGCTAAGCCTCTCGTCATAGGCCGTAGTCGATATACCTAAGTCGATCTTAAGCAGACCGACCACTTGTAAAATCTGCTGCTCGTTCATGGTCTATCCCTCCTTTATGCTTAGGCCGTAACTGTAACTACACAGCTTGCGGCTACTCCGTTAGAGGTAGCGGTTATAGTAGCGGAGCCTGCCGCTACTCCGGTGACCTTGCCGGATGCGTCAACGGTGGCCTTGGTGTCATCTGAGGAAGCCCAAGTTACCTCACCGACTACCGGCGTGGTGGTTGCCTTAAGCTGTACCGTCTTGGTGGCTTCCACTGTTGCCACGGTCTTATTGAGGGTGATACCCTGTACCTCGTTAGCACTGTCCGGAGCGAAGGTTATGCCCTCAGTTGAAGGGGTTACGCCGTTAATACCGATTGCTACGAAGCCCTCAGCGATGACAGGTATACCGTCATATCTGGCAGTACCCTTGAATACTGTCTGATCCTGAAGGAATCTGTAGTGCTCGCTCTGTGCAAACTTCTCGGAGCTACGCTCAGCCAGAAGGTACAGATCGAGATATCCGCCGATGATCACATAGTCCGGAATGAAGTCCAGAACCTCAGCCACACCACCTACTACGGGGAGTGTGCCGTTGACTCCTGACACGATCACACCGGAAGCGTTGATGCTCATGCCCTGAGCTCTAAGGTATGTGTATGTTACCTCGTTCATAACCCAGACCTTATCGCCTCTCGAATACTTGCCCTTGGCTGCTGCTGAGTAAGTAAGCAAGTTCTGGAAGAGTGCTATATCCTTAGAGGCCGCGCCCTCTGCGATAACCTTAATGTTAGACTGATGAAGATCAGCCCAAGGCCTTGCTGTAGCAGGGTAAGTAGAGGGCTCTTCTGTCTGTGCAAGTCTGGTAAGAATACCCATAGGCATCTTGTTACCGGTACCGAAGAGGATAGCCTTATCGAGTGCCTTACCGATTGCCTGACCAAGTGCAACCATGATCTCTGACGCAAGGTCAAGGTCGGAATCCTCAAGGACTGCATTGCATACTGCGAAGAATCCTGCAACCTTGTTGCATCCGATCTCCACATCGCTGAAGCTGAGATCGAGCTCATTGATCCAAGCGCAGCACTCTGTCCACACTGCCTCGGGAACTGATCCCATAACTACGAGCCTGCCGTCTCCACGGAACGCCCTTACATTAACGTGCTTATACAGCTTAGAGTATTCAAGCACGTTCTCACGGAGTACCCCAAGGAATACCTCCGGAATGGTAAGTCCTACGTTAGTAAGTGCCCTCTTCTCAGATACGGCAGTCCTTACTTCTCCGAGCCATGCCTTAACGTCTTCCCTCTGGAAGAATGCGTCTCTTTCATTGATGCTCTCGCCGAACATCTTATCTCTCTTATTCATTGATCTCTTAACCTCTCTTTCTTCTACGGCAGGTGCGGGTGTTTCTACGGCGGGCGCAGGTGCGTCCTGCTTAGCCTCTTCCGCTCTGAGCTCCTCCTCAAGTCCTGCTATCTTATCCTCAAGCTCCTTCTGGCTTGCTTCGTTCTCAGCCTTATCAGCCTCAAACTTATCTATTTCGCTCTCGACTGCCACCTTTGCTTCGTCGTCTCCGTCCTCGATCTCTCCGATGGACTTCTCGATCTCAGCCTCTCTCGTAGAAAAGCTGTTGGCAGTCTCTCTTAAAGCTTCAAGCTCTCTCTTAGCTTCGTCGAGCTTGCGACGTGTCATAAGTGCCTTAAGTGCCATTATTTCTGACCTCCTTTGAGTTTATTGAGCATCTCAGCCCGCCATGCGTCCATGCGCTTAGCCTTCAATGCCTCATAGTCCTTTTTACGAGCACTGATTGACGTGCTCTCATATGCAGGGAACGTGCAGCATGTCACCTCGTAGAGCTTGACCTCTCTGATAGTCCAGTGGACGGATCCGTCTTCCCGGAAGTCGGTTTCCTCGGACAGAATGTCGAAGCCTATCGAACACTGACTCACATCCCCACGCTCAACGCGAGCGTACAGGTTCATGGCGTCCGTATCGTTCGGATTGATACGGATGCGACCGAACAAGCCTCTCTCGTCTTGTGTGAGCTCTAAGGTATGAGCCGCAGTGCGCCCAAGCACTAAGGTGGTGTCATGATTAACAAGTGCCCTTATATCATCAGCAAGTGTGTTCGTGAACGCCCCCGGAGCTATTGACTCCGTGGCACCGTCCCACATCTCGTAGATATCATTGAACACGGCGAAGTAGCCTTCAATGTACTTGTCCTCACCTTCATTCCTTGTCTTAAATTCTGAATTGACAGAGCGTGTCTGTCTCATGTCTCTATCTGCCATCTCTTTACTCTCCTTCCTGTATCAGCTTCTTCTGAAGCGCTGACATGTCGTAAGGTATGTAGTTCTCTAATATTCTAAGCTCGTCAAGTCCTTCCATCGGGCTCATGCCTATCCGGTCTCTTACCTCGTTTCCGGTCACGAAGCCACGATCTGAGAGGCTCCCGAATACTGAACTTATGGTCTGTATATCCCAGTCAAGCAAGCTCAGGACGTTGAACTTTAGATACCACTTAGGGCTTAAAATGAGCTTCTTGGTCATCTCCTGCTGAAGGCCTATGACTATAGGTCTGATAGTGGTATTGACGAAGGCATTCCATGCTTCCTTGTTGTACTCGCCGACTCCCAAAAGGAAAGGCGGTACACCGAGGATGGATGCCACCGTGCGCTTATCCATGACCACGTTGTCGTTTATGGCTATATCTGCAAGGCTTAAGGGCCTGACCTGTTCCACCTGGAACTGATCCGCCGGAACGATCCACGGCTCACCTGCCTCGTTGGTAGCAAGGTAGTCCTCTTTGAGCTTTGTACGCCCTTCGGGGCTTGCGAACTCTTCCGTCATAGCGTCAACCTTGACTATGATCGAGGGCTTCCACTTGCTCTCCATGAATGCCTTCTCGGTGGCTTGTGCCTGCTTGAGGTTGTTAGCCACGTCCTTAAGACTTACACGTAGCCCTCTACCCTTCCACGGGTACAGGCTGTCCGGGTTGTGAACAAAATGCAGAACCTCGTCCGGGGCGAACATCCTACCGTCTATTGCTACCCTATAGTCTGAGTAACCTATGGGGTTGAAGGTCACTCTCTGAGCCGACACAGGCTCAAGGCTTCCGAGTAGTCCGTCATGCGTGTGCGGCAGCACTATTGAATTACCGTTTCCATACAGGAGCAGATTCATCACTACAGACTCAATGAAGGTCTTGCGTGTCTGATATGGGTTCGGGTTAATATCTATCTTAGCGGACAGCTCGTTGATGATCCGCTCGTCCCCTCTGTCCGTGTTGGTCATCAGGTGGATGGTCAGTGAGCCTATGAGCTCTGCTATCCTCCTGCAACCTGTCATTATTTCAGGATTATGGTCGAGAGAAGTGTAGCCGGCGCAGAGTATGCTGTCTGAGTCCTGCATCAGCCAAGCCACTGACGGGCTTGCGTTCGGTATAGCACTTCTTCTCTTGCTCTTCTTAGCCATCTACTCTCTCCTTATTCTTCCACCAGTCCTTAGTGCTTCCGTGGTTCAATGCGTCCAGATATCGGACGGCGGCGAACACGGAGGCATCGAACAGATCTATTCTTCTCTTATCCTTGATCTTCTCATACTGGATCATGTCATCGACCTTCTCCACGGCTCTTACATTCTGCACACAGTATTCATATGCTTCGCTGTGCAGATAGTAGAGCTTGCCTCTCTTTGCAGCGTTTTCTATTCGTCTAAAACCCTGACTCTTCAAGTGGTAGAGCTGAGGCTGATCAACTATCCTGAACTTAGCCTTCTGCATCATTGGTATATATTCCGCTGCGAACTTCCTATCATGTCCTACTTCCCTAATTTTGAACCCCTTCGCCCTCATGGACACGAACCACTTAACTATATCTGACAGCTCAGTGGTGGGCGTATTGGTGAGTGTGAGCCACCCGTCATCGCGCCATCCGAACAGTGGTATATTGTCCTGGTCCGCTTTGAGGTGCGCCGCCACCACCGGGAAGAATCCGTGCGTGATGATTATGTCAAGGTCTTCCTTTGCGTAGTGCCCGAAGAGAGCACCGGCCGTGAGGTCATGGAGCTTCGACAAGTCAGCGCCTCCGTACCAATCAATCGGCAGCTTAGCCAACTCATCAAGAGTATAGTTATATCGACCGTCAGATCTCCGGAACTCCTCAATATCGAAGTACGCCTTCATAGCGTTGGTATACACGTTTAGGCTCTTTGCAAAAAAATCCTTACGCTGTTGAGGATCGTTCTGAGCTTGCAATGAGTCATTGAGGATCTCATTCGGGCGTATGGTCACACCGTACCCGGGGTTAGCCATCTCGTGGACTATCGGGTTGGTGTAGTCGATCTCACCGGTCTCCGGATCTGGATTAGCGCAAGCCATGAAGATGAAATACTGCTCATCCTCTATGGTTCCGTCGAGTACCTTCCTGCAGTATGCCAGACGTTGGCCGAGGAAGAGCTGTTCGTCATCCCCGGCTGAGGATATTCCGATCAGGAGCTTATTGGTATAAGCCTTCTGGCACTCCTTAGCCAGATTGTATTGCTTAGTCCTCTTATAAGCGTGTATCTCATCGCATATACAGATATTCGCATTGAGTGAGTCCTGTCTATCCGGATCCGCCGCAAGTGCCTGTATATAGAATGAGCCGGAACCAAGCTCCATGCTTATAGTGTGCTCGTTGTTGTTGGCCACTACGCGAGCGTGGCCACCGTCCTTGACGTTCTCACCCATCCGGTTGATGTTGTATTGAATGAACCCCCAGCTCTCTAAGGACTGCTTGAGTGAGGCGCTGAATATGTAGCACTTAGAGCCGGAAGCTCTGTAAAGCAGTGAGAGCGCCCACGCAAGTGCACCGGCGAAGGAGCTCTTGACGTTCTTACGCGGTAAAAATATTAGGCTCTCGTGGTACCTGAGTATATCCGTGCCCTTAAGCTTAAAGCCCACAAGGTTATAAATGATGAACTTGTGGAAGGGCATTAGCAGAAACGGCTTACCTCTCAGGGGTGTTCCGTCCAAAGTTTCGCCCTGCTGGTGGCAGAAGGTTGATTCTATGATGTTGATGCAGAACTCAGGATCCTTCTTCTTAAGCTCATACCGGCTATCCTTCAGATCTTTGTAAAATCTCTCCACTGCCTGCTTAATCTCTTTGTTGGATCTCTTCCGTCCTGATCTTATGCTATCCGCGTACTCCAATACCTCAGCGTAGTGGTCGGTCATGAGAGTGAGTCAAGAGCGGACTCGAGTGCGCTCTTTTTCCCTTCGATCTTGATAGCCTGTTCGTTCAGCTTCTTAAGCCCAGATGGAGTAAGTCCGAGCTCACGCCAATACGTTAAGGCTTGATCATTCAGGTGCATCCATGTAGTGAGCAGTGGGTTCTGCTTGCAGCTTGTGGCAGTCTCAACGATAGCCGCAGCTCCGGAGGCCTTGAAATCCTCAAGCACTTGATCACGCTGAGCGAGGATCTCACAGAGCGTATCGATCATCATATCGAAGCTGGGTCTGTACGTGCCTACAGTGCGTGCTTCCTTATTCACTTTCCGCTTCCACGACGTCTTGTCCATACACTGCACCTTCTATCACTTTAAATTGTCAGAATATTCTGAAAATTGTCTCAAATTAAGGCTCGAGGGGGATGTACC